ACGGCCTACCAATCAGGAAAAATTTAATGCTAATTGGGAGCGTATATTCGGAGGGAAGAAAAAATGTCCAGACAACAAAAAGCCTGCGTAGTCATTATCGCTCTTGGTCTCGCCTTCACAGGCTATGCCTATGACGTGATTGAAAAATACCCAACACCAGACATCGAGCAGTATTACAAACGCTACGGCGGTGGAGTGGTAAATACCGACAGGGGCATGATTGCCGGAGACATAGAATGAACTGTGAACATGTTTTTGATGACCGGGACATCTGCACGAAGTGTTTCATGACCGAAGCTGAAGTCCGTTGGTGGCCGACGTTGGATGATATAAATAGGGCTACCATCATGAATCAGGTTAAGAACCGGACGCCGCGTAGGGTACCTACCGTGGACGAGTTGATATGATTACTTTAATGCAGGGTGACTGCTTGAGTGAAATGGCTAATATTCCTGATGGTAGCGTGTTTATCCGAATTTCAGGTAAAACTTCAGGGCGGGGTGTTAGACCGGATTTAATAGGTAGAGAAGCGGGGGCAAACACCAATAAGCGTTACCGGCGTATTATGGTGGATGGGGTTAGGTACCAAGCCCACAGGCTATCCTGGTTCTATGTATACGGCGTTTGGCCTAAAGGGGTAATAGACCATAAATTCCATGACACCCATGATAACAGGATGTCACGTATCAGGGATGTCACCGAATCTGAAAACTCTCAGAATAGAGTAAAAGGGTGGGGAACTGTAGATTTTTTAGGGGTAGATTTTCACACCCCACCCGGTAAATACAGGGCCAGGATAAAAGCAAACGGGGTTACTAAACTACTGGGACATTTTTCTACTCCTGAAGAAGCGTATGCTGTATGTGTAGTAGCTAAAAGAGAGTTGCACCCAACATGCATGTTATAGTAAGTAAGCCTTTTACGCCCAGAGGTGAATTTCAAACAGCCGGTACCCAATTCCTACTGCGTAACGACCGTGCCAATATGTTTGTAGAGATGGGTTTAGGGAAAACTATTATGGTGCTTAACGCTCTGGATGTGATGATTCGGTGTGGGGACGTGGAAAAGTTCCTGGTCATAGCTCCTCTACGGGTAGCCCGTACTACATGGATAGCAGAAACGAAGAAATGGGACCACTTAAACCACATAAAAATAGTGTCAATAACCGGTAACCAAAAAGAGCGTTTAGAAGCCCTTAAGACTGATGCTGACGGTTACTGCATAAACTACGAGAATTTACCTTGGTTAGCAGGCCTGTTTCGAAACAAAAAATGGCCGTTCAAGACCATCATCGCCGATGAGTCCAGCAAGTTGAAGTCACATAGGTCGCATTGGAGAGCTTTAAAAACAGGGGGTAACAGCCTGGTATGTACTGGCGGTCTTAGAACCAGTTCTCTAGCCCCGTTTGCCTTCAAGAATACACGGCGCTTCTGGAACCTAACAGGCACACCAGCCAGCAAGGGGTTAGATGATTTATGGGGCCAAAACTGGTTCATAGACGGTGGAAGTTCCCTCGGCAATACCTATGGTGCTTTCGATTCCAGGTGGTTTAGAACCGATCCGTTTACCCGCATAAAGGAAATGTTCCCCCACTCGGACGCTGAAATCCGGAAAGCGATAGCACCTGTAACTTTTACGCTGCGAGCCAAGGACTACATGGAGTTGGGCGAGGAGCTAGTAAACACCATCTATGTTGATTTGCCCCCTAAAGCCCGTATGCAATACAACCAAATGGAGGAGGAACTTTGTATTGAAATAGAAAATGGCGAAGTGGAAGCTTTCAATGCGGGTGCCAAAACCATGAAAGTCCACCAGATCGCTAACGGTTTTATAATACATGGTGAAGAAGGAGAGTGGGAAGCGTTACACGATGCAAAACTAGATGCTCTGGCCGATATAGTAGAAGAAGCAGCCGGTATGCCGATCTTGGTTTGCTACACCTTTAAAGCAGACCTCGCAAGACTTAAAAAAGCCTTTCCACAAGGGGTGGCCTTCGATACCAAACCGAAGACTGAAGCTGCCTTTAAAGCGGGTAAAATACCCATCTTGTTTATACACCCTGCGAGTGGTGGACACGGCGTAGACGGATTTCAGGACGTTACTAACATAATCGTGTTCTTTTCTGTTGACTGGAGTTGGGAGCTTCATGCACAGGTTACAGCCAGAATTGGAGCAGTTAGACAGCTGCAGGCTGGGTTTAAAAGACCTGTATTCATACACCAAATAATTGCCAAGGACACAGTTGATGAAGACATATTAAATAGGCTTGAATCTAAAATGACGATAGAAAATGCACTAAAACGTGGACTAGCAAAGAGAGGGTTAAAATAATGAATTCTAACGTACTTATCCTTCGGCACGGAAATTGTTCCGACGGAGCTGGCGCTGCCTATGCAACATGGAAAAAGTTCGGCAGCAGTGCCGAATATGTCGAAGTCCACTATGGGAACCCCCCTCCCGATGTCACAGGGCGAGAGGTGTATATCCTGGACTTCAGCTATAAACGTGATGTCCTTATCGAGATGCACAGTAAGGCAAAAAGTTTGTTAGTCCTGGATCACCACCTTACCGCGCAAGCCGACTTGGAAGGTTTGGACTTCGCTGTTTTCGATATGGACCGTTCAGGTTGCGTCATGGCCTGGGAACACTTCCACCCTTACTCGCCAACCCCTTTAGGACTGGCACTGATCCAGGACCGTGATTTATGGCGTTTTATAGACCCATTGACGCGACCTTTCGGAGCAGCACTTAGGGCTTTTGTTACCAGCGATTTTAATGACTGGGACCGCAATATGTGGGCTGATGACGCTACCGTTTTGGCCGATAGAGGGGGAGATTTACTCATGGTTGCCGACCAGGAAGTAGCGGCACTGGTAAAAAGGGCGCACCCTATAAACATAGATGGCTTTGTAGGATCGGCATGCAATGCACCGACAAAACACGCTTCAGACCTTGGTAACGCCCTAGCTAAGCTGTCCGGTACTTTCGGCCTGGTCTATTCCTACGATGGAAATACGAAAGAGTGGCAGTATTCGCTTCGATCTATCGGCGATTTCGATGTTTCTGTGTTGGCTAAAGCCTACGGTGGGGGAGGGCATAAAAATGCGTCAGGGTTTTCTACTAAGGAGTTAGCAGCATGAATCCGGCAGATACTTGTAACGGCGGCATCTACGAGAAGGACAACCACAGTGGGCCAGACGGAATTTGTGATGGGTGCATATTCGCTCGCCCGAACAAAGAGTGTAGCAATGCTTATGCTGACAGGCCAAAAGGCATAAAAATGGCTGCACAAGAAGAACAGCCCCTCACCGAGCATAAATCCGCTTTTCAACCGAAGGAAACTAAGATGACCAAACCAGCACTCGGCGTACAAGAAGGCGGCGACCACTATAAGACTATGAAAATACAACCGGTGGAGTATATCCATGCCAACGGACTAAGCTTTTGTGAAGGGTCGATTGTAAAATATGTGTCCAGGCACAAAGCCAAAAACGGTAAGCAGGACTTACTCAAAGCTCGCCACTTTATCGACTTGATTATTGAATTGGAGTACCCAGAGTGATCGCACAACTACATATACATTTTAAAACCGGGCCGGCTTTAACCTGGGAAGCTAAGGATGAAGCACGTAACGACAGTATTAGAGTAGTCGCTGACGGGTTACGAGCATGGATGCGGGATACGGAAGATGAATATTTTCTGGCCGAAGCCCAGGATGGACAGTGGACGCTGATCATGCGTCGTGAAATAAAACTGATAGAGTTTATCTATGCCGAAGATTGATAAGAAAATAGTAAGCTATAGGGTAAAAACAGAAAACCCACCCGCCGTGTACATAGGCATGCACGAAGGCGTCAAACGGTCTGATAAGTTACTGGGAGTCACTTATAAAATTAAAACACCTAAATCAGATCACGCCCTATACGTGACCATAAACAATATCGAAATAGAGGGTGTTCAGTACCCTTTCGAGATATTTATAAGCTCAAAAAACATGGATCAGTTCCAGTGGATCATAGCTATTACTCGTGTTATGTCAGCCACCTTCCGAAAAGGAGGCGACGTGTCCTTCCTGGTAGAAGAAATGAAGTCTGTTTTTGACCCAGCAGGCGGCTATTTCAAAAAAGGCGGCCGGTATATGAACTCCACAGTGGCTGAAATAGGCTACATCATTGAGGAACACCTGAATGAAATACATAAGACAACTTAACCTGGCAAATCCAGCACGGCTATTTGAACTGCAAACAGCGATGATCGAGGCCAGCCTCGCTTTTGAACTAGGCTCTAATTGGAGAACTCCGTTTAGAAAACTGATGAACAAGTATCCCGTAGGCTACATGCACCGTGTATCTAGGATGCTGGCCAACACGGATAAAGAGCAAATAAATCGCTTATCTGCAGCTATGGCACTTGACACGGCTAAGCTACCTATATAGAATGTTAAGCAACAGTTAGGGAGGCCGGTGCCACCTCGGACCGAAAAAAGGCGGGGGTTGACAAAATTTAACTAAGGGTAAAAAGTTAGCCTCCTTAACTGTACCAAATCCAGCTCCCTGAGCTTAGAAAGGGGGGTTGGCTACGTGCTCTATACGTAGTAGCAAGGTTTCCGGTGCTATAACCAGGAAACACGGTCGAGCCGCCAACTCGCAGCGACATAGCTGAAGATAGGGAATCGCGCACCATTTCCACTCGTAAGGTGGCTAACGCTTAGGACTATCGAATATGCCTAAAACAGAGAACTGCGGGGACGTAGGACGGACTGATGAAACACGGCTGCTACCCGCCGTCCCAAACTTGGGTAGCACCTACAAAAACTGATCCTGAAGTTGGCCGATCACCAACTTGTTGAACCCTGGGTAACTCAGTTAAAGTCTGAGCAGGATCAGTTTTTGTAGGTAAGTTAAGGGGGGTGTGTGCAACGAACAGA